TATGCCCCCTAAATGTTAAAATCGGCCACTACCCTAACCTACAAAGGTTCCCCAGCGCCCTAGATATTATTCGAGTTAATCTCAACGGCGTATATAAAAAAATTTCTCAGGTAAAAAATGGACTCCAAGACCCGCGTAGAGAGACAAGACACACGAGTATGGGCATTAGAGCAATTAATTCATGGAGAGGGGTTTCTAGACCCACGGATGTATGCCTGTGCTGACTATTATGCATCTTCGTATGCATCTCAAGTTCTAGAAGATCTATATACACTATGGGTGGAGTGGAAGAACGATAACCCCACAAATAACCCCCAGATTAGAAATCGCCTATAGAAGTATGTCCCATAGATTCACAACTACCTTAGAGGAAGACGACTACGGAGATCTCATCCTTACAATTCCTTATGATGTATGTGAAGCAATGGGATGGGATCTCGGAACAGAATTAGAGTATGATATGACCGAGGATGGACTCGGATTTATTTTGAGGAAAGCAGATGAGTGAAAAACTAATTACTGAAGAAACAACAGAGGTTGATGTAGCAGAGTCTCTACTAGCGATCAATGATTGCCTGGTTGCCATCCACAAGCGCCTAGAAGCACTCGAAACGTATGTCAATGAACTACCTACCCCACAGAAGACATATTACAAACCAGCGGGGTATGAGGACTATCTGAATTTACCAGAGAATTTAAAAGAGATCTATCGGAGGATTGGAGAACTAGAGAATGGGATGCAGGACTAGGGGATACAAATTCGACGTATGTAGTGGTACTGGAGTCAACACAGACCATTGCGATCACTACACTCCGTCTTCTGGGGGTGTTACTTTTGAGTTTCAAGAGTATCCTCAGAATGTTATCCGATCAGGTAATTATAATATCCCAGGGCGCGAAGATAATCGAGTGATGTATCCATTCACTCAGACGATGGTATCAACGTCCACGGGAGGATCCACAGGGTCTGGGACTGGTACATCGGCAGCAAACTGCGGTAAATTGTCTAGACCGAACCCTTGTAACACTTTTAGTCGGGGGTCGGACGGCGCGGTCTCCACATTATTCCAAGAATACTATCCTACTGAGTTATCATTTGATTTTGGATTCTCAGACACTTGGTTTTCCTATCTGTATGATACCTCAGACGATTCAGGTATTGTAGGAATTCCTTGTTATCATATTGAAACAGAAACTCGTACAGGAGATGGAGGGGGCAGTCGTCAGATTTGTCACCCTTGTACGGCGTTTACATCTACACCAGGGGAGACTCTGATCCGTTATACTGCAGAAGAAGACCTCACAGGGGACCCAGACTGCCCTCATCCGACGTTATTTGGTATTGGTACGACATCTAACAAGGTAGTCTTTTCATATAATCAGTTATCTACCATTCTGCCTAATGGTGTAACAGACTTTTCATTGAGTTATGATGGTGTTACCTATGCAGATGCATGGGATTCAGACAATAATAATCCTATAGTATATGAATCATCACAAAATCCTTGGCAAGCAGGCGAAGAATTTGTAAGTGAGTTTGAAATCTATGACTTCAGTAGTGGAGCAACTAAGGCAGACTTCATTGTCAAGGCAAGGATTGAACCTATTTACGATGATAGTGGTGCTAGTACCGTCTTTACAGGCACTAGATGGATCATTACTGAGTTCCTAAACCCAGGAACAGGGTATGCTGTAAATGATACATTCTCAATGTCGTTCTTACATACCCATCCAGACAACAGTCAAAGCACGTTTACCATGAATATTAAGGTAACTGCTGTTGGTCCTGTTGATAATACGACTAATCAGACGGGTTTTGACGTACTTAGAGTCAATGATAAGATCAATGGACACACTATTACCCGCACTTTCCACACAGAGATTGGTGAATTTCCGTATCACATCATCTATGTTGATGGAGATGGGTTAGATTTTACGAAAGATACGCAATATACATCCGATCGTAACCATATTATCACTGCAAAAGCGGGATATGGTATCCCTGATCGCGCATGTTTAGTAGGTTTGTACGAATTTTTGAACAAATCACTGCAATTTGTCACTGCAGACATCAATAGAAACGCGCCAGAAGCGTTTAATAGCATTGCACAACCCGCAGGATTCATTACAATCACCAATGGAGCGGTTACAGACATCTCATTTAGCGGAGAAGTCCTTAGTTTAGACATTAATAACATCAAAGATAACCTAAAAGACGCTTATAGTGACGCAGATAACGTTTCTCTCACTGGTGGAAGCGGAAGTGGGTTAGTTGTTAACGTAAGAGTTGGCGATGATAATAGTATAAACGCACTAGAAATCGTAAATCCTGGTCAAAATTACATTTCTGGTGAAGAATTGACCATTCCTGGTAGTGTAAAACCCGCAGGAAGTGCTACAAATGCTAAAGTTAGAATTTCAGTTGCCGCAAATCCTGGTTCTGGGTTCCAAGATCTTAAGGTTGCACCTATTTTGGAGATATCTCCATCACCTGCAGAACCTATTGACGCTAAAAATGACGCAGTTATTGAAGGAACGTTCGTTGGTGGATCTTTAAGTTCCGTTATTATCAAAAAAGGCGGGTCTGGGTATGATGAAGATGCACCTCCAAGTATATTTGTCAATAACGTTAACGAGATTATTACGGAGATTGTAAATAATGATGCATATCGTGCGGATTTAGTACCCGAATTTCAGGATATCTTGAAATCTACACCCACAGGTCCTGAAGGAACTGTGTATGAAACTACAGTTTCGGGTGAAGAACTGCAAAAAATCGAAGATGTTTATAGTGAAGTTCCTGCATCAACAGATGTTAGGAAGGTAGAACCACCTTTTGAGGTCAAACTTGACCCAGATAGGAAGAGAATTGACCAATTACCGCAACAAAAGTATAGTTCTGATGCTACAGCACCACTAAAAGACATTATGGTGACGGATTATGACCTGACTTATCTGCAGAATACGGATGTACCTAATGAATACAAGGATAGATTCGCAGAAGAGAAGCAAAGATCCGCGAAACAGATTAGAAGTGACATTGATGACATTACACAAAAGCAGATTCCTGAGTTTAAGTCTCTGCAAGATGCGAAAGTAGAAACTTGTGTAGGTAGTTTTACTAATTTACCGACCGCTACTACTTTTACTAAATACCTTATGCGACAGTATCGTGCAGATCCTGCCAAGGAAACTTCTATTGAGGTATCTTTGACTTGTATTCCTGCCGACATTGGTTGTTCTCACTTTACATGTACTCCTCCTGGGGTATCTTCTGGATATTCTGAAGAGGTTGATACTGGACAAGTTGATGAAAATGGTCAACCAATTACCACGACTTACACATATTCGTATGGTATGTCCCCTCTACTTGGTCCTGGAGCAAGAGAATGGACTGCCACAGGTAAAATGAAGATCTTTCATGACTTGACTAATTCAGCGAGAACAGTTACACTGGCAACTGACGCATACGGAAACCCTTTTGATAAGTAAACTATGCCTGGTTTAAACGCTGGTATCTTTATGGGTACATGTAGCGGTCATGGGACTGGTGCAGGTGCTTCTCATCACCCTGGATTGGGTGGTGGTGTCTTACCTAATTGCCCTCATCCCTCTTTGAGTCCTACAGTTGTCCCTGTTCCACTACCTGCAACTAATGCGGTTGCTATTTGGCCACCTTTACCACAATTACCATTGGGTGTTGCTAAAGCAGCTGCTGCCAGAGTGTTTATCAACAAAATGGTTCCAATCGTAGATCAAGACCTTTTGACTACACACCCGACACCAACTCAGTTTGCAACAACGTCTGTTGGTTATAAATGCTTTACGGTGCGTAATACACCAGCATGGTGGTGCACACAGGGCGTAACGGGTGGTAGAGAGGCACCAGTGGGTCATGCAAGAAAGGCATTGGCAACCACTAAGAACGTTTTTATTGGCGGTGCTAGGGCAACCCGAATGGGAGACCCACTGGGTGATGGAACGACTGCATTTCCGTGTCTGTCTGTTATAACTGGATCAAGTCCAACTGTGTTTATTGGAGGTTAATTATGGCAAAAATGAAAAAATCGCTTAGTGGCGGTAATATGATTGAATCCACCCCGAAAAAAACAAGACAGGGGTCGGGTCAGCACACCAAGTATGGTTCGACTAGTCGAAATAACGCTAAAAAGCGTTATCGTGGTCAAGGTCGATAAATAAAAAGGGATAGAAACCCCTTTAAAAGTTCTGTTTTTTCATAAACGGAGGCACATGGGGTTAAATCACGTTCCTGATCACAATAAAGAGATGATGAAACAGGATTTTGGCACAACTGTGCTCATCACAGACCCAAGATCTGATTATTATCTCAACAAATATCAGGAAAATCGACAAAAGAAGAAAACTGATACATTCAGAAAATGGCGTTAAAGAAGATTACGGGTAAATCCTTTACCAAATCGCGTAAATTCGTTGATTTGATGGTTAACTTTGCCCGAAACCCATTTACAGACGATGCATCAGTTGTGAAAAACGAAAGTGCGATCAAACAGTCGATCAAAAACTTAATTTTGACTCAACCTGGAGAAAAACCCTTTCAACCTAACGTTGGATCTAGAGTTACTGCCTTACTATTTGAACCTTTAGATCCATTCACTGCGGATGCTCTTAAAGAAGAGATCATAAATACCATTAATCAATATGAACCTAGAGTACAACTTCAAACTGTTTATGTGACGCCTATAATCGAAGGTAACAAACTTAATGTTACTATCGAATATCAAGTAGTCGGGTTACCTATTGTCGAAACAATCAACTTTGTTTTACAGAGACCTGAGTAATGCAACCAAACAACTTAACAGCATTAGATTTTGAGGATATTAAAGCCTCAATCAAATCCTATCTAAGAACACGATCTGAATTTACGGATTATGACTTTGATGGATCTTCGCTGTCGTATTTAATCGACACTTTGGCGTATAATACTTATTATTCCGCCTTTAATGCGAATATGTCGATGAATGAGGCATTTTTGCCCTCATCAACGGTTCGGGATAATGTTGTTAATATTGCAAAACTCTTAAATTACGTTCCTAGATCAATTACTGCGTCTAAAGCGTGTGTTTCTCTTGAAGTACAGACTTCACAAACTGCTGGATCTTATCCTTCGTCTGTAACTCTCAAAAAAGGTTCTGTTTTGTCTGGTGGTTCTTATATTTGGAATATTCTGCAAGATATAACTGTACTTGTTAGTCCTACTACAGGTCTTGCAACATTTCCTGCTGTTACTGTTCGCGAAGGTTCGATTGTTAACTTCTCTTATGTCGTTAATACCTTTGCATCTCAAGTTTATAAAGTTCCTTCTGAAGATGCCGATGTTTCTACCATTTCGGTGAAGGTAAAACCTAATGAATCTTCTACAGAATTTGATCTCTACAATAGAGTAGATACAGTCACTAATTTAACTCCATCAACGCGAGCATACTTCCTCAATGAAGGTGAGGATATGCGATATGAAATTAAGTTTGGTGATGATAGCGTTGGTCGTGCTTTGAAGGATGGTGAAGTCGTACAATTAGAGTATTTGGTTACTTCTGGCGCTGAAGCGAATGAAGTTGGTAAGTTTAACTTCATTGGTCGCATGGTTGATAATAATGATGTTCAATATAATGCTGCTTCGATCATTACAACAGTAAAAGAGAAGTCTCAACAGGGTGATAGTGCAGAAAGCGTTGAATCTATCAAATATAATGCTCCTAGATACTATTCTGCTCAATATAGAGCAGTCACAGCACAAGATTATGCTATAATCACAAAAAACATTTATTCTAACGCCGATTCTGTTGTTGCATATGGTGGAGATGCCTTAAATCCTCCCATATACGGAAAAGTCTTTGTTGTTATCAAAACAAAAACAGGATCTCTTTTGAATGATGCAACTAAAAAAGATATTGCAGCAGATTTGAGAAAATATGC